GATCAGCTCTGGCGGGTCGCCAGCGAGGGCCTGCAGCATCAGCCCCACGACGCGCAGCGGCAGACGGTTCAGCGCCTGATACTTGGGCGTGCGGCTGCGAGTCTCGGAGAGCAGCCCAGAGAAGCCCTTGCATGGCGCCGACAGAAAGACGATGTGCGGATACTCGCCGCCGGCGGCCGCCCGAATGTCGGCCGTGGATGCCTCGCGCCAGTCCGCCGCCGGCTCCACGCCGTGGAAGTCGATGAACTGGCTGCGGTCAAACAGGTCCAGCAGCGTACCGCTGGCACCGGTCAGGCGCTCGAAGTCGCGGATAGCGGCGGCGTCGACGTCAATGCCACCGACGCAGCGAAACTTGCCGACCATGTTCCCGACGCGGGGCGATGCCCGGTTGAATCCCTTAGCTCCGCCTCCCAGGCCACAGAACAGGTGGAAATGGCGGATTTCGCGGGTCATGAAGGTTTTGCCTATGGTGTTCACGGGGCTTCTCCGGTCGGATGCCCAGGGCAACCGCCGCCCGCGCCGTAATCGAAGCCGATGCACCCGGGCTGTTGGCAGGGGTTGCCGCACAATGGGCTGCAGGGGATGAGGTGGCGGCCACGAGCTACTTCATCCAGAAGATGGTCATGAGCTTCGGATGGCGTCATGGGTGTGCCGTCATCGAGGCGGAATACGCCGACGTAGTCGCTCGGAAATCGGCTGTTGCGTAGAAAGGCGCGCACATTGAGCGACAAGTGAAAAGTTTTTCCGCTCATGTGGCACCTCGCGCCAGGCATGCCTCGACCAGCCGCCCGATGTTGGTCTCGAGGGTGTCCGGGCCGGCGGTGTTGTCGAGGCTACGATCGCCCGCTTGTGGCGTGATGCCGTCCTCGCTGTCGTGAGCCGGCGGCGGGCGCGGGGCAGCGCGCAGCAGGTGCCAGACGGTGCCGCCTTGGGCGCGCAACCAGGCGGCTTCGTGGTCGTAACGCAGGTCGCTGATCACGATGCCGGCGACGTGCCAGTGGTCCGGTAGGCTCAGCAGGTGGGCAATGCGCCGTTCGGCCGCGCGTATCCACACGTGGCGGCCAATGTGGTGCTGGCCCCATTCGGTGCCCAAGGTCTGCATCAGGCGGCGCGGGGTCATGGCGTACAGCCAGTCGACGGGGTGCTCTTTCAGGCCCGCGTCGGTGAGCTGGATGTCGTGCAGGCCGAACATGGCTTTCAGGCCCGCCCGCAGGGGGGCGGCCAAAGCAACTTCGACGAAGCCGTGTTGTTCGCGCAGTAGCCGCGCGGCGGTGGTTTTGCCAGTGCCGGCGCGGCCGGCCAGGCCGATCAGTGGCACGTTGCCGGTGAGTGATCCGCAGGCCACGTTCACGGCGCCACCCCTATCTGCTGCCGCATGGCGACCAACAGGGCGTCCAGATCGGCGTCCAGATCGGCGGACAGGCTCTGCAGCCGCAGTTGCCGGCTTTGAAGGCTGGCTACGGCAGCGCGCAAGGGCTTATTTACGGGCCTTCGCGACTCTTCGGCGGGCGGGAGATCGGCGGTCGACTGGCGCAGCACGGCCGGCATGGGCGGCAGTGGCCGCCAGCACAGCGGCTGGATGCGGACGAGTTCCCCGACCAGGCGCCAGCCTCGGCTGTCGCTCCATTCCGCGAACTCCTCGTAGGGCGGCTCGTCCAGCTGCTCTTGCAGCACCACCAGCACGGCGGTGCAGGCTGGCGGCGGGTCGCTCGGCAGGCGCCACGGGTGGTCGAGCTGGTCGGCGGTGAGGATGGCCGGTGCGATGGTTGGCGTGTTCAAAGGAGGCCCTCCGCGCGGAACAAGCGGCTGCGGGCGTCGCGCAGGGCGCGCCCGCACCGGCGGCGGGCGGTATCGCTGCCGCCCAGGCGCGTGGCCGACCAGCAGGCCAGGGCAAAGCCGGCCACGGCCAGGCGGCGGCGCAGGATGGTGATTGCGTTTTGCCGGTTACGCGGCGGCGCGATGAGGATGGTGTTCATGCGGATACCTCGGGGGCGGGTTGGTCGATCGGATCAATGCGGTACAGGTCGATGTAGTCGGGAACCCGGGTGACGGTGATTTCGGCGCCGTCGATCTGGACCAGGTCGCCGCTCAGGCCCCAGTACATGTACGCGGGCGGATGGCCGTCGTAGTGGTCGGTGAGGGCCTCGATGAGCCGGCCGGCGGCCCGGCGCAGGTCCAGTTCGTAGCGCTCTGCGAACCCCGGCGGCTCGTCGTGCTGCTTGGCGGTGAGGAATGCTCTGTTGGCCGCGAGGAAATCGCGCATGGCCACATAGGCGGCCGAGTAATGCATGACCTTCTGGTCGCCCCTGTAGGACGTGAATTCACTGCTTTCTGCGATCCTGAATGCCATGGGACGCCTCCGTTGCTGATAGAAATTACTGCTGGAACACCCAGCACTTGATGCTGGTCGGGCGCACGTCGGCCAGATCGGCGCCGTTGCGGTAGGCGTTGGAGTTCTGGCGTTCCCGGATGGCGGAATTGACGGTGCGCACGCCCTGGAACTTGTGCTGGCGGCTGGTTGGCAGCACGCGCTTGAGTTCGGCCAGTGGTGCATGGCGCAACTTACGAGCAGCGCACACTTGCTCGAAGTGCGGCAGGCTGATGGCGATCAGGCCATCGCCGCGGGCGTGGTTCAGCGGACCGGCGGCGTCCGCGGAGTCGTCGCCTTCGAGGAACTCGTACAGCTCCCAGAATTCGGCCACCAGGGGATGGTCTGCCGACAGGGCCTGTTGGCGCGCGAGGGCCATCTGGCCAAGCTCGGCAGCGGCAGCGCTGACCATCTGTGGGTTCACGGCCGGGAACACATGCGCCAGGCAGTCGAGCAGGGCCAGCATCTGGGCGTGGTTTTTGATCACACGCTCGTGGCGCAGCTCGCCGCTGGCGCGCAGGCGCTCGTACAGGGCCGGGCTCTGGGCGGCGAAGCGCTTGATCACGGCCGCCTCGGCCTGCGCGGCGCGCACTATCCAGCCGCTGACCTGCTCGATGGGCATTTGCTCGATGGCTTGGGCGGCGCGGCGCGTGTCGGACGTCTGGCCCGCGCGGCTGAAGTACAGGTGCACGATGCGGCTCAGCACGGCCTCGCTGGCGCTGACCGGGGCGTTCTGGGCGATGACCACGGCGCCGCGAAACGGCGGCTCATAGGTTTCGTTGCCGGCTGTCTTGACGCCGCGGGCGCGGCTGGCGCGGCCGTTGTAGGCGGTCTTGAGTTCGTCCCAGTCGAAGGCGCCTTTCTTGGCGTCCTCGTCGCGGTCGCCCTCGATCAGCACCACCGGCAGGCCGCTGACCTGCGCGAAATTTCGGCTACGGGCGGCCAGGGTGGACTTGCTGGGGTCGAACCCCTCGTAGTCCTGCCGGCCGCACAGCTTCCACAGGAATTCGATCAACGTGGTTTTGCCGCTGCCGGGCTCGCCGACGACCTCCAGAAAGGGGAACGATTTGTCGGACTGCCGGATCTGCTCGGCAAACAGCGCCCCGAACCAGTACGCGAGCGCCACGATTCCCTTGGCACCGAACGCCTGCCACAGGTGCTGCACCCAGGCATCGGTGTATTCGCCGGCGGCCGGGTTGATGCGCAGGGCGACGGACTGGTTCAGGCTCTTGAGGCTGATGCGGCCGAGCTCGAAATAATCCTCGTCATTGATGGGCACCACACGGCCGTCGTGCACGGCCAGGTCGCCCAGGATGTAGGCCCGGTGGGCGGCGCTGTAGCCTGCAAAATCCACCGTTTCGACGACCTGAATGCCGCTCAGCTGGCGCTTTATGAGCGCGTCCAGCTGCCCGGTGCTGCCGGTGTACAGGGCCCCTTGGGCCATGCCGAGCAGGCGCTTTTTGAACTCGGCCGCACTGGCCAGCTGGGCGGCGGTGAAGGTGTTTTTGACCGGCGGCGCGCCGTGCGGGAAGTCGATCCGCAGGTAGTACCAGCTCTCGTCGGTCAGGTCGTGGCGCTGGTAGTACAGGGCGGTCGGCGCGCAGGTGGCGATTTCGGTCACGCCCTGCGATTCGGAGAGGGCGCGGTCGCGCACCTGCTGCTTGGTGAGCTGCGGTTCGGCGTGCTCGATTTCGTCAACGGCCTTATGAAATTTGTCCAGGTCCAGCTTGAACCAGTACAGCCGGCTGGCGTGCTCGAACGGAAACGCGCTGCCGTCGCCGTGGCTGTACATGAGGGCGGCTTTCTCGCTCGCGCTGGCGGCCACCAGCAGGGCGCCGTGGTAGCGGTAATCGTCCAGGTGGTCGGCGTCCAGGCGGCCGCGCTGGTGCTGGTCGTTCCAGTCCAGCTTGGCGCGGCCGCGCTGGGGTATTTGAGCGGCGCTGGCGGTCCAGCCCGCGTCGCGGCTGGCGTGTACCCATTTGCGGGTGTAGCCGCGGCCGGCCTTGTCGCCGTCCAGCGCCCACACCAGGGCCGGGCGCTGCACGCCGCCCGCGGCGCAGGCCTCGGCCAGGTGCTGCAGGCTGTGGGCGCAATCGTTGTTGCAGGACAGCGCCGACACGGCGGTGATGCCGTGGTGCAGCAGGGCTATGGCGTCGAAGATGCCCTCGACGATCCACAGCTCGGGCAGGGCTGTCAGGTCAACGCCGGGTGGGCACCACCAGGTATGGGCGTAGTGGGTGCCTGGCTTGAAGTGCGCCTTTTTGGCGCCAAAGCGGTGCGGGCGGTCGATGAACCGCTCCCAGAAGCCGTCCGCCACGGCAAAGCGCACGGTGGCGGTGCCGGCCCGCAGGCGCGCATCGTAGTAATTGTCCTGCGTGTACCAGCCGCGGATGCGGGTAAGGTCGAAGCCGCGGGCGTCGCGCAGGTATGCGTCCGCGGCGGCGGTTGGGTTGGCCTCGGTGGCCGGGAAGCGCTTGGACCAGTTGTCGAACAGGTCCGGGTATAGATCCTTGACGTGCCACTCGGCGCCGCACTTGTTGGTGCGGTCGCAGCGCAGCACCCACGGGTGCTCGGCGTGGGTCCACACGCTCTTTTTGGCGCAGGCCGGGCATTTGCCCTCGCGAAGCCACTCGCCGTAGGGGCGGAACGCGTAGTCCCTGGCCAGCAGACCGGACAGCGATTTGTGTAGCGCGGCGTCCATTTTTGGCGTGCAGAGTCCCGTGGCCCGGTAATCAGTGCCGGGGCGTCAAGTTGGAACGGGGTGTTGTCCTGCCGGGGAGGCGGTCAGTCCACCGGCGCTGGCGGGCCGGTGGCGACGGTTTGTTTCAGCAGGCTCTCGCCGACGGTGCGGATGATGGACACCACGGCCACGAACACGTGGCTGCACGCCGGGTTGGTGCAGTGGTAGTACTGCTCGCGGGTGATGGTGCTCATGGAGCGGCTGGTGCGGATGTGTGCCTTGGCGCCGCAGACGGGGCAATCCATGGCCATCAGCGGGCCTTGCCGCCGCACTCGCCGACGCCCTGGCGGGCGCACTCGCAATGCATGCCCACCTCGCCCATGGTGCACATGGCGTCCAGGTAGCGGCGCGTGACCACCACGTAGCCGATGGCGGCGAACAGCTTGTCGATCTTGCCGAGGGGCACGCCCTGGCCGCCGGACAGGAACCGGCTGACCTGGCTGTCGTCCCAGTCCAGCGCTTCCATGATCTCCCTGCGGCCGGCGCCTTTGAGCGCGCTGCGCAGGGTTAGCTCGACCCGGAAGGGTTGGCGTGATGGTGCGTTCATGGGGCTCCCTGGGGTGGTGGGTCAGGTGGTCTGGATGGCAATCTCGACCTGGTGCGGCAGCTCCAGCTCGCCGGCCAGGCGGTCGGCCAGCGCCGCCAACTGGGCGCGCTGGGCGGCGCCCTGGGTGCTGCGGTGCTCGCGCATCACGGCCAGGTAGTCCCGGACGTGGCGCGAGCGCTGCCCCGCGCTGGCAAACATGCCGACTTTTTGCTCATAGGCGTGCAGGACATCGGCCCACTCCCGCCACTTGCGGGCGAGGTAGTCGGCGCCGGCTTCGTTGCCACCGGCACGCACCCGCTCTGGGTTCACCGTATAGAGGTATGCAGCCACCCGGTCTACGCGGATGCAGACCATCTCGCGCCGCTGACCTGCATAGGGGATAAACCCGATGCAGGTGCCCAGGTGGTCACGGTATGGGACGTCCTGCACCTTCTTGTACTGAGTCATCCAGTCCAGCCCGAACAGCTCGGTAATCGGCTTGATCGGCACCACGTCGCGACCGTGTTCGTCCCGCGCGATGGGCAGGACCAGCCCGGCGAATTCCAGGGCCAGGGAAATCGTTTTGACGCTCATGCGGTGCCCTCCTTCGTAGGCTGAACAAGCGAATCTGCGTGCACTTGAGCGCCGCCGGGCGCAGGGTGCGCGGCGTCGGACGGCATCAATCCGAAATGGCGCGCGACGATCACGGCGACCATGCCCGAGCAGGTGCGTATCTGTGTTTCGGCTTCCCGCTTGAGCAGATCCATCAGAGGAGGCGGAAGCGCTACGCGCAGACGGTGGTCGGCGACTCCATTGGGTACGCGCTGGCGTGGAAGGGCGAGCTGTTGGTTTGGTGAGGTAGTTCGCATGGTTAACAATGGGCCACAATCGGGAGCGTGCAATCAGATTATTACCGTTCGGAAATGTTGTCAACACAAAAACAGGTCAAATGGAAAAATTTTGCGAACGACTCCGCGCCGAGCGAAAGCGGCTTGGACTGAGACAGGACCAGATGGGGGTTTCCGGGAAGACGCAGTGGCTGTACGAGAACGGCGGCCGCATTCCGGACGCCGAATACCTGGCCCGGTTCGCAGCGCTTGGCGCTGACGTGCTCTATGTCATTACCGGCCAGCGCACGGGCGGTACGCTGGCGCCGGACGAAGCGGCGCTGCTGGACAACTACCGGCACATCCCCGATGAGAATCGGCACACGGTTGAGGAGGTTGGCGCTGCGCTTGCGCAATGGGCGAAAGCGGTGAAGGCGGCCACAGGGGGCCGCAAGGCTTGATGGCGCACTGGCTGCGCAGGGGCGCTCCGCCCGGGTGATCCGGGCGGGCAGGTCAGCGCCCGACTTTGGGCGCGCGAGCGGTTATCCGCCTGGGCAAATATTCTCGCAGGGCACGCCGTCGTGGTCGCGGTCCAGGGACGTGACGCCGCATTTGGTCAGGTAGAAACGCGCTTCTGCGCACGACGACATTTCTTTGCAGTACTGCTTGCCGCCGCACGTCATGCCGGCGCCGGCACTGGCCTTAGTGCCGTCAGGCGTCGGCAGCTGGTAGGCCGGCGCTGGCCCTGCGGCAATCGTCGCCCCGGCCTTGCCATGTCGGAAGTCCCAAGGCGGCGCAGGGTTCGCGTCTTGCCACAGGCCGCGGCGGGAATCGCGCGCCACTTGCTCGGCCTGCAGGATCGCTGCAGACGGCTTGTACTGTCGATAGGCCCATGCCAGGCCGGCGGTTACCTGTTCGAGGTTGGCGTCGTGGCCGGCGCAGGATACCTGCCCGACTGCCCGGCCATAGCGGTCATGGGTGGCCACCTGGACCACGGCGGGCTTGCCGAAGCACAGGTCGGACAGGGCCTGTTTGGAGCGCTGGCCGAACGCCTGGTTCTTTTCCGGCGCGTCGATCTGTGCGAGCCGGACCCGATGTTGTTGATTGGCGGAATCGAGCACGGTGAGGGTGTCGCCATCGGCCACGCCAACAACACGGCCGGAAATCTCTACGGCTGAGACAGGCAGGGCGAGGGACAGCATCATGGCCGCCAAGGCGCAGGCGCTGAGTACTTTGGAGTTGCCGATCATTGGTGTGCCTCGCGGCCAGTTCAGGAAATCGGCAGGCTGCCCGCGGCCTATGGGTGTTGTCAAGGCCCGACCGCGGCTATGCTGCTATGCGCGACCGGCGATGTGCCGGGTCCGGACGACTTACCTACGGAGATCCGACCATGTATGAATTCGCGCCCGCGCTGATCACCTGCGCGTGCCTGTGGTACGGCATTGCCGCCGACATGGCGCGCAAGGGCCGCGGCTGGTATTTCCGCAACGTGGTGGCGGGCACCAACGGGCTGTTTTTCGGACTGCTGGTGTTCGCCGCCATGATCACCGGCGGCCGGTGGCAACACGCGAACCCTCCGCCGCCTGGGCCCTGCCGACATGGCAAGGCCGGGGCGACGATT